GAATAAGATGAAGAGCAAGTGTTCTATATTCATCATTAGCCACAAAGCAGATTCTCTGGCAGATAAATTTGATTTGCACATGCATTTTGAAAAGAAAAATAATTTTTCTAGAGTAAAGGTCCAAATCTAAATATTATTGGATGTTTAGAGGAAATTATAAATCTAAAAATATTTTTGGAGATACTATACTTTATTCGCGCGGTGATGTAATATTAGATCAAGGAAAAGTATACCAATGTATGGAAACTACATCTGGGAGTCCAATTCAATTTCCTAAAAAATGGAAAATTACTGCTATATCAAATCCATTTCATGGACCTAACCCTCCAATCAATCCAATAGAAAATCAAATATGGGTAGATGACAATGGAAATCAATACATTTATTTTAAAGATCCAGATGGATATCAGTGGATTGAAACTTGATTTGTATAATTTAGGAGATATATTGTAATTATGAATGAAGACAGTTTTGAGAAGTTTACTAATCGCAGAAAGAAGAAGCCTTCCAGTTTTGGAAGAAAACAGGAAAACCGTAGCAAGCGTGGAAACCGTCATGAGCAAAAACAACAGCTCAATGATATGATTTATAAAAAGAAAGATAATTATGACAACTGTGACTAAAATGAGACTATCAAAAGAAACATTTTCTCTACTTAAAAATTTTGCTGAAATCAACTCCAACATCCTAATCAAACCGGGAAACAGCATCAAAACCATGTCCGCTGGTAGAAATATCTACGCAGAAGCAAAGGTTCAAGAGGAGTTTGATACTGAGGTTGGTATTTGGGATTTGAATAAGTTTTTGGGTGTGATCAGCATGTTTTCAAACCCAGATCTAGAGTTCAACGAGCAATACGTTGATATTTCCAATGGTCGCTCTTCTGTTCGTTATTACTATTCAGAAGCGTCTTTGTTGACTGTTCCAAATAGAGAAATAAAAACTTCAACCCCCATCTTGTCATTTGATCTTGATGAAAACGATTTGAACGAAATTCTTAAAGCATCTCGTATTCTTCAGGTAAGTGATGTAAAGATTTTGGGTGAAGATGGTGTGCTCAAGATCGTTGTAGATGACTCTGGAAACACTACTTCAAATAGTTTTTCAGTTGTTATTGATGAAAACTATTCGGGACCAGATTATGAAGGCACAATAAATGTGTCTGAGATCAAGTTCATGCCAGGTTCATATAATGTTGAACTAACAAACTCAATTATTTCTAAATTTACTCACAAGTCTCAAAATCTGTTCTATTACATTGCAATAAACCGAGGTTAAATTCTTTTAGTTTTTTTAATCAATCTGTACCAGTTAGTGTATGAAGGGTTATCTAATCTTTTTCTTACACTAACTCGTATAGATTTTTTTTTAAAATATATTTCAGCTTCACCGATTGAATCAAATTTAATACCTTCACAAACGCATTGGTTTTTTAATGCTTTTGATATTTTAATATTAGGACCCCGTTTTTGACCAAAATTTGGATTATTTTTACCAAATTTACCCCACATTGGATTACCTTTACCAGTATATTTTTTTGAAAGGATTAACCTTTCTTTTTTAGATAAAAATTTAGTTTTCCCACCATCTCCCCCTTTAGTCATGTTATATTTTGGTTTTAATTTTTTTATCCATTTTATCTCTTTAAAATTTAATAATTTTTTATTTGTTTTTTCTAATAAAAATATTGAAAAATTTTGTTCACCGTATTTGCGTATTGCTCTATAAAAATATGTTTCAACATTATTTTTTGCTTTATATATATGTTCTTTGAACCGAATATTAATATCTTTTTTAGTTTTGCCAATATAGAAATCGTGTGTTATATTATTAGTAATCTGATAGATGAACACATTTACCGCCTTTTTGAAAAATACCGTCCCAAATATTTATAAATTATGAATTCTGATATTGAAAAATTGTTATGGGTAGAAGCATACCGACCCAAGTCTTTGTCTGATTGTATTCTTCCTATTGACCTTACCGCAGTATTCAATGGTATGGTCAAAGAAGGTGCAATACCCAATATGATGTTCTATGGTAAGGCTGGCACGGGCAAAACTACGGTTGCCCGTGCCCTTGCCAAAGATCTTGATTCTGAATATATTCTAATCAATTGCTCAGAAGAGAATGGTATCGATACTCTTCGTACCAAAATTCGCCAATATGCTTCTACAGTTTCCCTCAATGGAAATATGAAGATTGTTATTCTTGACGAGTTTGACTATGCAAATCCACAGTCTATTCAACCAGCTTTGCGTGGGGCCATTGAAGAATTTCATGCAAATTGCAGGTTTATTCTGACATGTAATTACAAAAACAGAGTAATTGAACCACTGCATTCAAGATGTACGGGAATCGATTTCACTGTACCGTCATCCGAAAAAGCGCAGATTGCAAAATCTATGCTCTCGCGGATTGAATATATACTTACAAATGAAAAAATTCCATACGAACAGTCCGTTATTGCAAATCTTATCAAAAGGCATTTCCCGGATCTTCGTAGAATTATCAATGAGTTGCAGAAGTATTCTTCTTCTGGAAGAATTGATGTTGGAGTGTTGGCACAGAGCAGCTGTGAATCGTACAAAGAGCTCATTGGATACATGAAAGCAAAAGACTTTGCTTCTTGTCGTAAATGGGTTGTGCAAAACTTGGATCTCAACACCACAGAGTTCTTTAAAAAGCTTTACAATGAACTATATACAGCTCTAAAACCAAACTCAATACCACAAGCAATTCTCTACATTGCAGAGTATCAATATAAGGCTGCATTTGCAGCAGACCAAGAAATCAACACAATGGCTCTTGTGGTTCAACTTATGATGGATTGTGAGTTCAATTAATGGAACTTAAAGATTACTTAAACAGCATCAATCACGATAAAAAACCACTTTTAGACGAAGAAGAAAACGTTTCTAAGTATCCTGCATTTGTGGTAAACAAATGCATGTCTTATTTTAACGACACTATTTTTTATGCTAATGAGATGAATTGTAAGCCTTGGGTGGATAAAAAGTCTCAATTTGATTTTTATAGATTTGGTATCCGTAAAAAGAAAAGATATTCTCCATGGTTAAGAAAAGAAGAAGATAATAATATAGCAGTAATTAAAGAAGTTTTTGGGTATAACGAAACCAAAGCCAGGGAAGTGCTAAATATTATTAGCCCACAAGACATGGACAAACTGAAAAAGTCCTTGGAAAAAGGTGGCCAAAAAACTTAATAAAGGTGAGTTATGTCAGAAGCTTCGGATAGAATTTTTAATAAAGTTGGTATTCATATTAAACTATTGGATAAAGAGGATTTCATGGTTGTGCGTGAAACCTTATCTCGTATCGGGGTATCTCCAAAAGGTAAAAAAGTACTATACCAATCTTGTCATTTAATTCATAAAAATGGCGTATATATTTTAGCACATTTTAAAGAACTTTTTGCTTTGGATGGATTGCCTTCAAACGTATCTGAAGAAGATATCAAAAGAAGAAATGCCATTGCACAATTATTAGAAGATTGGGAGTTACTTGAAATTATCGACAAAGATAAAATTAAAGATAGACTACCAATTAATGCTCTAAAAATTATTCGATATAGTGAAAAAGATGACTGGGAATTGATACCAAAATTTAATCCCGGTTCTTTGCGTAAATTTTTTAATTCATAAGGATGACAATGTACAATTTAACTTTAAGCATGATCGTTAAAAACGAGGCACCAAATATCGAACGATGCCTCGAATCGGTATCACCGTTTATCAATTATTACATTATATGTGATACTGGATCAACAGATAACACAAAAGAAATTATCAAAAACTTTTTTGATAAAAAAGGCATTCCAGGAGAAATTCATGACCACGAATGGTCAGATTTCGGAACAAACAGATCAAAGGCTCTTGAGCTTTGCTTGGGCAAAACACAATGGGCATTGATGATTGATGCAGATGATTTTATCACCGGAACTCTGCCAGTTGATAAATTTGATTTAAATCTTGATGGTTATGTTGTAAAAATCAAAAGAGGACCCTTTGAATGGTATCGCGCCCAAATATTTAATATTGGAAAGAAAAAATGGTGGTATGAAGAGCCATTGCACGAATACGCTTGCTGCGAGCAACCCATGAACATTCAACGCCTAGAAGGTGATTATGCATGGGAAGTAAGAACCGAGGGTTGCAGATCCAGAGAAACCAATGGTGATGACCGTGAAAAATACAGACGGGATTATCATATTTTAAAGAAGTACATTGATGAAAATCCCGATCAGCCAAGAAAACAATTTTATCTGGCACAATCAGCTTTCGATGCT